TCAAGCTTCAAGCCACAAGCGGCAAGCTCCAGGATTCTTGAACCACGAAAAAGTTTCACGGTGCCCGAACCGAGGTGCTGAATGCAGATGAAAGAGTTGTTAGGATGCTTCACATGGAACGCAATTTGATGGGGTGAGAAGCGTACCTTGTTACTCTTTGTGACTTTAAGTTCTACTGTGAAAAAGGTGCCAAAAGTATTATAGCCCAATAGATCGGGAGTGCCAAGAAGGCTATTGTTTTCAAGTCTAATCCAACTAATACTCGTAATAGATTTACGAATTTTTTCATAAAATTTTCTCTCAGGTTTCAAGGTAACTAGTGTCTATTACGAAGGGGTAAGAGGCGCGATAATTAACTTTTGCTTTGTAGGTTTTAGTACAACACGAATAGAATTTTGTCCAATTATATTCGACTCTTGTACCTCAATTCTTTTTACTTCTTCTAAGTGTCCATTGACCTCCATGTAAATGGAAGCATTAGATATAGCGTTACCTCTTTTGCCATCAGTGAACTGGTCCAGATACTCTTGCAAGTGCTTCACGAACATCTTTTAATTCCTTTCGAAGTTTACCGTTTAGGCGTTGGTGTTTTTCATTTATCTCTTTTAAATCTCTAACTCTTAATTCTAATCTTTCTATTCTAAGTTCTAAATCGTGTTCTCCTCTGCCTTCTTTACGTACTTTCATGCTTGACACTATAGGAGAGTTACCCTAAAAAGTCAACATGGGAGTTCCTAAAAGATTAACAGAAATGCAAAGAAGGTTTGCGGAGTTGCTTGTGTTTGGTGATGAGAATGGACCATTAACACAGACAGAGGCAGCAATCAAGGCAGGCTACTCTGAAAAGAGAGCACGTCAAGAAGGCTCAGAGTTATGCAATCCTAGACTATCTCCATTGGTTGTAAAATACATTGGAGAGTTAAGAGAAGAAAGAATTAGAAAAAATGAAGTTACTTACGAGGGACACGTCGCAGAGCTTGCTCGATTACGAGAAGCAGCTTTGAAAAAGGGTTCTTTTTCTTCTGCGGTAAATGCTGAAGCAAACCGAGGAAAAGCAGCAGGATTATATATAGACCGCAAAATAATAAAAACAGGAAAATTAGAGGACCTATCAGAAGCAGAGCTAGAAAACAAAATGAAACAAATTCTATCCGATTACGCACCGCTTCTAAACGCGAAGACTGTTGAGGGTGAGTCATCTGATATTAAATCTTCTGGATCTTCTTTACCCAAGCCCGAGGAATCATAGTTCGATCTCCAAAAGTAATTCCATCTTCATCTTTATCATAAGAGGCAAAGAGTTTTACAGAGTCCTTGTCTTTTGAATACAGCCAACCTTCATTAACTGGTTTTGCTAATTTCATTCTATCGAATTCTTTCTCAGTAGCCCAGCCAGAGTCACTGACACAATCGATCCACTCCACTCTAACTTTAGAAAAAGGTATATCGGTGGATTTATCAGTTAACGATACTTTTCTTCTTTTTCTAGGCATGATTTAGTATATTACAGGCGTCCGATACTTAACAGGGGTTTTTGTGCCTCTGCAAAGAATTTGTAAAATTTTTCTGAAAAGGTATCGGAAGTATCGGAACCGCATAAAACCTGGCTTTTAGGTATCGGAAGGGTATCGGAAATCACAAAATAGGTATCGGAAAAAAGGCTCTAGGTATCGGAAAAATGGTCACTCTTTAGAACAATTCTAAAAAACAACCTCTCGTCCGATACCCAAGGTATCGGATCCGATACCTGTCCGATACCTACAGGACAGCTTTCTTCATCTCATTTTTGCCATAATGTAGCTGCATTACTGCCAACTTGTCTTCTGCCTCGGCCATGTCAGACAGTAACTTATCTATCTCTGCTGTGATATCAGGATGTTCAGGTATAATAATTTCTTGATCGCTGTAACATTTTATTTTGTATTTACAGTCTTCTATCACTGCTTCGTATTTAGCTACCATTACTTTGTATAGTCGCTCATTCATTTTTTCTCTCCTTTAAAGTCTTCTGCTTTCATTGGTTTTGTTCGTTCCTTCTCATCATAAATTAGGTCATGATACATGTCTAATCTTTTTAAAAACTTATGTTTATAGCGTCTTAATTCTGCCCCACTTACGACAAATTCTTGATAATATAAGTCAGGCGTGCATACCATGATAACTCCTTGTTCAATGTTTGATTCGTGGACATAGTCATGAGCCATGGCGTACGCTGCGATCTGCAGATAATAATCTTCGATCCATTCTTTCTTCTTTGGACGGTTAGCTTGTTTGAAGTCAACAATAGTTTCAAGATCGTTATGTAAACAGACAAGGTCTGTCGAACCTGCATATAAACCTGGATAGTATAACGTAACTTCCGAACCATACCACTCTTCCACAGGTGTAAGACCCACATCAATAACTTTCTGGGCCATGGCTTTCGCCTCCTGTCCGATCGCTGTAAGATCATCGTAGCCAACTCCTGTGATATGGTGCTCCAAGAATTTGTGCATAGCTGTCCCCCTATTACTAGATAAGTTTTTGATTCTTTCTGCTTCAGCTTCACCTTTTTTTGCTATCCAATCTTTTAGAAATTGTTGATTTTTGGTTTTGCCTAATATCGTAGTCACAGATGGAAGTCTATAACCATTTACATCATAGGTCCGTGTTCCTTGGTCCATGATCTGTGTGCCTTGAATGTAGTTATATTTATTATTCTTTTTCATACGTTATTATCCATCTCAAAGCTGTAGCACTAGGATTAAATCCATCAAACTTGGCACTACATCCAGTTAACAATATAAAACTAAGTATTATTATTCTTATCATTATCTACGTATTTATTAATTACATAATAAGTAACAAGGGCACCTACAAAAATAGCAAACATACCAAAGATAAACATCCCTAGTCCATGAAACATTGTCATAATTTTTTCTTTAGCTCCCGGAGATAGTCCTCTTCTTCTTTACGATTATGTTCTCTTACAATCGCAGCCTGCTTTCTAAACGCCCAGGCACTTATCGTCCCAGACCAGCCCATTAACCATAAGTAAAATTTTAACATCATTTATTTTCTTTATCCTCTAAATATTTAGGCGCAAACTTACTTATATTATTCAAAGGCGCAGAGTCATGAACATTACCACTGACAGATATTCTTACACAATCAGATTTAAAAGGCGCTACCCAATGTTTTAACCAGGCAGGAAAAATATACATATCATTCTCTTCAGGGAAAAAAGACATATAGGTTACACAATCTCTTGGTCCATTACCATAGACAAACTGAATACCTCCTGGTCCACAACTCTTACCAGTATAAGATGCGTTTTCATTTTTTAATTCTTCAGGTATTTGCAAATAAGTTACAAAAGATAATTTACCATCATGATCGTGTGGTGGATTAAAGTCATGCTGCTTTTGATAATTAATCCACATTGCAGATAAAACATATTCTGGCTGTTTATCATACGCTTTAGCTACATAGTTTTGATAAGCTTGATCGTATACACCAAGACATTGTGATAAGTTTGGTAATACTTTTTTCTTGGCCTCCTCATCAAAACCAGACTCCTTGTCTAGTATCCCTGCTAAAGAATCTGCAAAGTCTATCTTACTTGCTCCTCCTTGCTCTAATAATAATTTTTTAAATTCATCTGATATTTTCATTCTGACAACACATGGTCCCCAGTTAAATATTTGTATTCCTACTTTTTCTGTCATTCAGCACTCATCCATAGTTTATATTTTTCTAAATCAACCACGTTACCATTCATCACTTTATGGTCTCCATAGTGATCTATTATTTTTTGTATACCTTCCATCTTCACATGTGTGTATGGCCAAAACAATCTTGCAACATAGTATGCGTCTCTAAACTGACATCGCCATCGCCATTGTTTTTTCCAACCAACAGTGTATGAAGTTTTATATCTTTTTTCACCAACTGTTCCAACACCTAATATTTCGTGGACCCAACGTAAAACAGACTCATCCGTCATAGACATCTCCATTCGTATTGACCATGTCGGGTATGCTTTTTTCTGATGCTTACGTTTACGCATGTATTGTTTGTAGGTGATACATCCTTCACCATCAAACAAACCTGCAATATAACTTATATCAGTCTCACTAACCATTAGTGTATACTTTCTTCAGGTTCAGGATCATCTGGCACCATTGGCACTTCAACAGTCTCATAAAACTCACCTTCGGAGTCACAATCCCAACATTGATGCACTTGACTATTATCTCTAAAGTCAAGTGACGTGTTTCCTGTTGCAACTCTAATATACCCATTACCGTGACAAGTGTCACAGATAAATCTTTTAACCTGTTTTATTTTTAACTTTGCCATTTAATTTTCTCGCTTTCTCGTTCGTAATTACTTCTATTGTTTTTGAAATAGATAGTTTTCCATCGGGCAATATTACCTTTGATAATTTCTCTAAAAGCGCGTATGTTGGCTTGGATAGAGAAACATTTTTATACTTTGTCATGTCTGTCATGCGTGTTTCCTTTCATAATAAAATGTTTATATAATATATAATATAGGATTGTCAATGAAATTTATTTTAGCAATATTAATTTGTTCTCAGGTAGGTGGAACCTGCTTAGAACCGTACAGAGTTGCTGAAAAATTTGATGATGGCTATGATTGTATGGTCGAGGGCTATCAAATGTCTTTAGAAAAAATAGAAGAAATAGGCCGTGAAGATGTTAATAAACACAATATTTACATAAAGTTTGGTTGTTATCCAGAAAACCTTTACCAAAAGGGTCAGCCCACAAAATTTGACACTATGGTCAAATTGTGGTAATGCGTGAATATCTTCTCACCATTACCTACCCTTAATTTTAATCCCTCTCTAGGGTAGGTTTATCTTAATTTTGTATACACCCATAAAAATCACCACTGCCATCATTCATTACGTGTGCATTTACAGGATAGTCTAAGTAAGTTGTTAACTTTAATCTTAATATTTCACACAACTCAAATAAGTCTAGTTCGTTTACCGATAAAGACATATGTTCCATCATCTGTTTTGTTATAGGAAGTAATTGATAAACGCCATCGTTGAGTATGATCAATTCCATTTGCTGCTTCTCCTACTGCCTTGTACCAAAGTTTTTTATACTTCGGGTCTTTCGTCTTGTTCCACTTGATTGCTAGCTCGTCTATTTCTTTTTGATTCATTATTTACTGTAGTACCCCATTTAATTATATTTTTTAAACCTGGTGCTTTTATTTCTAAGTTTACACCGTATGGTTTCCAGGCTTTTTTAATTAAATTTAATTCTAATAAAAAATTAGAATATTGTTTTTGTGTAATACCTTTTGGTATCATTGTTATTATTTTATCTTTCATTATTTACCTTCTATTCCAGATATTGTTGCAGATACAAAATTATTTTTTTTGTTT